ACTCTTCGCAATTTTTTTTGTTTCCTTTTTTATATCTTGGAAACTCAACATTCTTGTTAATCCTGCGACTAATGGTGCTGCCATATTTTTACACCGTTATTCCGTAAAGCATTGGTGTCAATTGCCTATAAGGATCTGCCATATTAACACTGGAGATTTCATCAACATCAGTTGCTTGATCTCCCATTGCGGGTAACTCTGGGGGCGGCAATTGATTTGTTATTGGTGGAAGATTTACTAGGTTGATTCCACCACGACCTTTCTTCCGAGAAGAAATCATTTGATAAATTTTTTCAGTCCTATAATTATTAACTACAGAACCACTCATATTAGGTATAAAAATTTCTGGTCCTTTTTCACCTACAATGTAGGGTGTTCCTGAAGATACGGGTCCACCCATTTTTCTTGCTTCTAAAATACCTTGAATATTTGCCTCAAATTGTGCTCTGACTTTACTTTCTGCTTCATTTCTTAATTTTTCTGTTGCTTGTCTATCTTCTACCATTTTTGTTGAAGCATTTCTTCTTTCTCTTCCTGTGGTTTGTACTTCTTTCATAACAGGAACAACAGCATCTTTTTGTTTATCCATTTCTGCTCTCATGGCATCTCTATTAGCAATCAGAGCATCTCTTCTCTTTTTGTAAGTTTCTACAAGTGCTTTTTGTTCTTCCGTTCCACTACCAGAAACTGTTTCTGTTATCCTACCTCTTCTGTTCACTGCCAAAGCAAATTTTTCATCTTTACCAGAACCTATAACACTAATACCTTTTTCTTTCAGTTCCTCTTTTAATTGATTGAATGCATCATAATGTGCCTGACCTCCAGATGCTTTTTTCTGAACTGTGTCAATCGCAGCTTTCATTCCAAATAATAATCCGGCACCTGCAGCAACTCCCAAAAACACTGGATTGGTAAGAACACCAATTAAAACTGGTATTCCTTTTAAAAGAAATCCAACAATAGCTCCAAGTGGCCCAAGTATTCCTGCAATAGTCGTAACAACTGGAATTAATGCAATAGCACCAACTACTGCTGCCATCCATTTCCAATTATCTTTGATCCAACTAAACCATCCCTTTACTTTTTCAATATTTTCTTTATCCTTTAACCATTCAAAAATTGCATTGCCAGCAATTCCAAGAGAAATTGTCTTAACAAAATCCATAATGCGATCAAAGATTCCCTTTACTGGTTCTACAGCATCTTCAGATTTTTCACCTATAGATTTTTTAATTTTTCTAGACGATTTTTCAAGATCTAGTTCTTCCTTTCTAAGTTTTGCTCTAGATACCCCTCTTTTTTGTTTATCTACCTTTTCCTTCTCTTCCTTTGCTCTTAATGCAGAACTTCTCATAAGTTCTTGCTGTATTTGAACAAGAATTTTATTTGTTTCTATGAGTGTTTTTTCAATAGTATCTTTATCACTGCCTGGTATTTTTTCACCTATTTTACTTTTTTGTGATTGTAATATATTCTTAATCCTAGTAATTTTCTCTGAATTATTTGCGTTACCTTCCTCTACTTTTTCCGTTCTCGATTCTAAATCTTTTATTCTTATTACTGCTTTTCTAACATGACCAGTTAGTTTGCTTATAGTTCCATGAATACTTTTAATTGACTTCGAAAAATCTTCATTTTTTCCAAAAACTGCTGATGAAACGGTTTTTACATTTAACTTTGGAGTCTTAGATTCTTTTTCAGATTCTGCTTCAAGTCTTAATTTTTTTCTCCTTTCTTGTTCCTCTTGCTTTTTAGTTAGAGGTTTAGCAGATTCTTTCTCGTCAATAGACTCCATCACTTCTTCATAAGAAGGTCCACCTTTTCGTCTTTTTGCTCTTCTAGCCATTCTGTTGCTGTGCCTTTAGGTTTTCCTCTTCAATGTATTGTTGGAGTAGTGCAAGATAAACTTCCCTCTCCCACGGAATCATATTTTCTAACTCTGTTAATGAATATTTATGGTGCTGCACCAAAGCAAAATTAATCTTGTAGTATGACTCAAGATTAGTATGAGCCATACCTAACTGAAAAAACTTGCCAGTCCCTCAAGAACAACCTCAGATTCTACTCCAGTATTAGGATTTTTTACTACGATAGTATGAGAAAGTTTTGGCATCGTAGTGAAAAATTTCTCAATTTCTTTAAACTGTTTAGTATTCAATTGTTCAATAAATTCATCAAGTTCTTTCTTTGAGTAATCAGATGCTTCCCAACTTTCTTCTGCATTATAAATCATCTCAACACAAGAAGTAATCATTGCAAGTGATTGCCCAACTTCTGTTGTTTCTTGTGCAGTTTCAAAGTTATTTTCTACAAACTGTTCCAATGATGGATATTTCAATTTCATTGAAAGTTCATCATCAAGTTTAATAATATTTTTATGTCCTCTAGTCTTTTGAATTTTAATATCATCAATAGGAATTTCCATTTCTACTTGCGTTTCGCCGTCATCTGGACAAGTGATATTAACCTCTACAGTTTCTCCGACAGATTTGGCACGAACATTCAAGAACAGGTATTCAATATCAAAAGTTGCAAGGGATTCTACTTTAACCTCTTTACTAAGAATACAATCNCCAAGAATCTGAATAATGGCATTAGTAATCTCTGCCATATCTTCAGATTCCATCGCCATGATTAAAATCTTTTCTTCTCTTACAAGGAAAGGTCTGTACTTAATTTTCTTTCCAGTGGAAGGCAATACCAACTCATACGTTGGGGTATTAATCTTAGGTAAAGGCATAGTATGCGATACAATTCAGGTATAATTATTTAGATACCTTCAGTTAAAGTGGATCCCATTGACTATTTCTAATTGTNCCATCAGGAAGATAGACTGGAGTTCCATTTGGATAAAGAAGTTGTCCATCTGGATTTCCTTCCCCTCTATATCCAGTGGCAGAATCTGTTGGTAAAAATCTTGTTCCTGGACCTGCAGTGTTTGCTGGTTCCGAATAAGGAATTGTTGGAATTTGCTGGACCTGTTGAGGTATACTTTGATTATTTGTTTCTTGACCTCTTTGTACTAATTCTGCAGAAGGTGCTTTTCTAAGATCATTAAATTCGGTAGAGATATTTTGTCTAATTCTACCTTTTGGATTGACAATATAACGATCATAGTTAAACGTAACAGATACTTTTAAAATATCAGCATTTCCATAAGAAACTGGAATCGCAGTCATTAGTTTTGGAAATGCATTTATGAATTGATAATCCAACTGTTGTCCATAATCTTTTTCAAATTTTGAGATAAACATATTTTGAACTTTATATGTGTCTGGATATCTCATTCGACGGTAGTAATTATCATCAAGTTCATTCATTCCATCAAGAGATTCCGATCCACCAGAAATATAATCCATCCATCCTTCAAAAATTCTTAAATTGGTATAATCTTTGTCAATATAAAAGGTAAAGTCAATATCAGTATATAATCTCGTATGTGCAAATTCCTGAGGAATTCCCATAAAATCACCCTTTACTTCTCCAGTAGCAAGAGAGCTTGATGGAAGTGATGCATCTGAGCATAAGATTCCACCTTTACGACTCATAAAATCATCTGCTCTCAGAATACCAAATTTCGTCCTTATGTGCTGTACGATAGAACTATTGAGACCAGAAAAAGATACTTGATAATGATTTGTCTGAGCTAAATTTCCAAATACTTCCTTTGCTTCGTATGGTTGTATACTTCTTACATAAGGACGAGCCACTCTAAATACCTGTAAGACTACTTTATTATTAGTTATTTAGATGTCGTATAAAGGATATTATAAACCATCATATCCCAAAAAATATAAAGGTGACCCGAATAATATTATCTATCGTTCTCTTTGGGAACGCAAATTCATGAAATATTGTGACACAAATGAAAATATTCTAGAATGGGGAAGTGAAGAGATTGTCGTTCCATATCGTTCGCCAGTTGATAATCGATATCACAGATACTTCCCAGACTTTTATATCAAAGTTAGAGAATCTAGTGGTAAAATCAAAAAAATGATCATTGAGATCAAACCACAAAGACAATGTGTAGAACCAAAAATTCCTAAAAGAAAGACAAAAGGATACATCTTTGAAGTTGTTGAATATGCGAAAAACCAGGCAAAGTGGGAAGCAGCAAAAGAATGGTGTTTAGATCATGGTTATGAATTTAAGGTCCTCACAGAAAACGAATTAGGAATTAACTAATGGCAAGAACCATCAGAAAAGGTGGAAGAATAGGAAAAGGATATAATTATGTCGTAGAAACTGGAGAAGTAACCTACAGTAATGACCCAAATATTCCTGTAGGTTCTAATGTTTATAAGGAAGGGATAAGAAAAGACCTAAGAAGACCAAATCAAAGACCAACAGATGATGATGCAAATAGGATTAGAAATATAATAAATGATTTAATTGGTGTTGAAGATTCTGAAGAGTTAATGTTGGAAATTATGAATGCTTTAAAGGATACAGTAACTCCTGTTCCAGATGTAGGTAAATTTTATACCTTTGTTTATAATGCAAAAACACCTAATATAAGATATGATCAACACCCATTAATTGCATGTACGGAAGTTTATTCAACTGGTTTTACTGGATTAAATTTTCACTGGGGAAAATATAGAAAATATACATGGAATGAAGTTGCAGGTCAATTGTACATAGTTGACTCTGGAGAGATTGCGGATTTAAGAGAAATTCCTTACGCTAAGTTTCTAAATAGTTAAAAAAGTAGATAAATGGCAGAAGTCTATCGTTATCCATACAAAGTATTTACAGATAAGACTGATTATCTACAGATAGATATTGTTCGTTATAAATCTATTAGAGATATTAGAAATAGGGAAGAAGAAGGATCAACATCACTATCATCAAAAGCAAGAAGTAGAAATGTCAATCAGGGGCAGGAAAAATTGGAGACAATTCTTCTCCCAATGCCATCCAATGTTTCTGATAATAATGCAGTTAAATATGGAGAATCGAGTCTGAATAGTATTGCTGGTGCCGTAGTTGGGGGTGTTGGTGGTTTAATGGAGACTGGAAAAGTCATCGGAGAAGGTAGAGGTATTGGAGCATTTGTTGATGCATTTAAAAATAGTGCCAGTAAAACACTTGAAGGAACAGTAAGTGCTGTAGGAGGACTTTCGGGCGCTCAAGGATTTATGACCAGACAACTTACATCAAGTTCGGTAAGTATACTTGGAGCAAATATTACTCCCGATCAAATTTTAGCAAGAGCAACTGGAGAAATCCTAAATCCAAATATAGAACTCCTCTTTGATAAACCAACTCTTAGATCTTTTAGATTTCAATATAAAATGACTCCTAGAAGTGCAACAGAAGGTGAACAAATCAAACAAATTATAAGATCTTTTAAGAGAAATATGGCCCCTAAACTAGGAAGTAATCAAAAAGATTTGGAAGGATTAGAATCTTTTCTTAGAACTCCAAATGTATTTGAATTGAGATATCGTCAAGGTGGTGCTGAACATCAATACTTACATAGATTCAAACAATGTTTTTTAGAAAGTATTAATGTAAATTACACTGGTGAAGGTGTTTATTCGACGTATGAAGACGGGACACCTGTTTCAATGATTATGGATCTTACCTTTAAAGAAATTGAACCAATTTATGATGTAGATCAAAACGAAGCAGGAGGAGTAGGATACTGATATGGGATACTTTAGAGAACTACCAAATGTAGATTATCAGTCTTTTTTATCAGACAGTAATTCTACACAAAATTATTTGACAGTCAAGAATTTATTCAGAAGAAATAAATTACGTGATGACTTACAAAACGTATTCACTATTTTTGACAAGTATGAAATCGTAGAAGGTGCAAGACCAGATACAGTTGCCGAAGAATTTTATGGCAGTTCTGAACTCGACTGGGTTGTTTTAATGACTGCTGGAATCGTTAGTGTAAGAGATGAATGGCCTCTGTCGAATCGTGATCTCTACCGACTTGCAGAGAAAAAATATGGAATAGAAAACTTAACTGCACCGCACCATTATGAAACTGTAGAAGTAAAGGATGCTCAGGGAAGATTAATCTTACCTGCAGGTAAAATTGTAGATTCCAACTTTACTATTCCAAATCCAACCAATCCTGCTGTTAATATTAATCCAGTCGTTAGTGTAGAAAACTATGAATATGAAGTTAGAAAAAATAGAGAAAAATCCTCGATTTATTTACTAAGACGAGGATATTTACAACAATTTTTAAATGATATGAGAAATATTATGATTTATGACCAATCTTCTCAATATATTAACGATAATTTGATTCGTACTGAAAATACTAGGATCGTAAATTCATAAAAAAGAGGAGGTTTCCCTCCTCACAATTTACTCAGTCTGCTGCAAGTGCTGCAAAGTATGAGAGATTTTCATCCTCCTCTTCATCAAAACCAGAAGAACTAGAAGAAAGACTATTCAGTTCTTCTTTGATTGAAGATGGAACATCGGATGCGGTTTCACCACGACGTTCACGATCCCAGGACTCTTCCATCTCGACAGTTTCTTGGTCTTGCATTTTGGGAACTCCACGAATACCCAGAACATAATCAAGACGTTTCTTCAGGTCATCATAAGACTTGAATTGGTCGGCAGCAACAAACTCTTCAAGAGAATATTCCTTCTTCCAAATTGCTTCCATCGCATCATCATCGTCAAGAAGTGCATCAGGACGGGAAAACTCAGAAGAATCATAGTTACGATAACCAGCAACGTTCTTTGCTTTCAGTTTGAAGTTAGCACCTTGCCAGAAGTCAAACGGATCAATTGCTTCTTCATCTTCAAACTCAGGTTGCATTGCTGCAGTCAGTTTATCAAAGATCTTCTTACCGAACTTATACAGGAAAACTTTACCTTCGTTTTGGGGATTTGCAGGATCTTTGACAACATAGATGTTAGCAACATAAGTCAGTTTACGTTTTTGCTTACGTGCTTGTTCTTTGCCTGCATCAGTACCATTGTTCCACAGCATCGTGTTGTACTCAGACACAGGATCTTTCTGACCAAGAGTAGTCAGAGAATTTTCGATGTACCAACCACCAGGACCTTGGAATGCGTGACTGTAAAGTTTCACGAAGGGAAGATCTTCACCATTAGGTGCTGGCAGGAAACGGATGACGGCATAACCGTTACCGCTCTTATCACATTCTAGTTTCCAGAGACGATCATCACCAGAACTAGTGGTATTATTCATTTTTTCGACTTCTTTGACCAGTTTTGCGGTCAAAGAACCAAGTTTAGATTGCTTCTTAAGGTCAGCAAAAGACATTTGGATTACCTCGGATAGTTTGGATTCGGGGGATTACTCGGATAGTATAACAGGGATTCTCTCAACCGTCAACGTATTCTTTGAGAGATTTGATTGTTGCCTTCATACTACTGAATAATGTTTGCATATCAGTGCCTGAAGGAAAACCCATCATTGCAACTGATTTGCGGATGCTCTCTTTCATGTGAACCGCCTGGGGATCATCTGAAAGGGACAACCTAGTATACATCACTTGCTGCTTTTCTAGCAAGTCTGTGAGCATTTCAATATGTTCAAGTTTTTCTTTGCGGGACATCACACCAAAAGAAATAATGCTTCCGCAAATTTTTTCCTGTATTCGATTTATTTCACCCAATTCTTCTTGGATGATTTCAGATTGAAAAAATTCACTCATTTATAATATCCCGCAAAATTTTTTTAAATTTGAATACATCAATATTTAGAAAGGGGGAATATTTTTTTAATTTTAAACTGACGGTTTCCCACACTGGGTCCAAAAGTTGCTTATCAAAGTTTTTTGAAAAACCAAATATTTTTTCGTAAATTGTTAAAGTTTCTAGTGACAACTGTCCGCCCAGAAACTTCTTTAGAATTGGTGGATGACCTTTCGAACAATTGAAAGCATCGTCTAATTTGTTCTCCAAGAACAATTCGTTGCTTTGTTCTTTGAACAAGTACGTCAAACTCTGTTGCCGATTTATCCATTCGGCGTAAGTCCTTTCTCCAGAATTGATAATTTCTCCAATCCATAGGTTTTGTGGGTTATCGGTGGCAGTGAAATTGGATACAAGAAAATCTACGACTTCCTTATCACTATATT